GCCTCCGCAGACCAGGCTAAAATCGTCTATAGACGGCTAAAACACCAGGTAGATTCAAGTGAATTATTAGGACATTTCTTTGCAAGAAGTACTGAACATAGAGGATTATGGACGAAAGATGAAACAGGAATATATAAAGTTATTGCAGCAAAGGCTGCGACTGCTCAAGGCTTACATCCTTCCATGGTTATCTTTGACGAACTTCATGTGGCTAATAGCGATGTGTGGACTGCTATGGCTCTTGGTTCTGCTACCCGCCCAGATGGCATGGTAATTGGAATCACTACTGCAGGCGATGACACATCTGAACTACTCAAAAATCTTTATGAGAACGGATCCAAGGCTATTGATGGCGTTGAGGATATGGAAAGGTTTGGTTTCTTCTGCTGGGAAGCACCTAAAGGCTGTGCGCTTGACGATGAAGAGGCTGTCCGTATGGCAAACCCTCAATTGGCATCAGGAATCCTAAACTGGGAGTCTGTTAAGAATGAATTAGCCACAATGCCAGAGGCAGATGCCAGACGGTATAGATTAAACCAGTTTGTGTCATCCATGAACGCTTGGCTACCTGTTGGAGCATGGAATCTATGCCCTGAAGGAAGACCTACCAACCCAGAAGTGTTTGCCATTGAAAGAACCTCTGGTTGGGAACATGTATCTATTGTTACAGCGCAACTCATGGAAGATAACAGGGTAGCCACAGAACTGGTAGCGTCTTTCAATAATACAAACATTGATGAGATTATTAAGGCCTGTTTGACTTTAGGCAAATATGGCAAACCATTTATTATGGATGTAAATGTATTGGATGATTTGGCTGCTGGTTTAAAGCAAAAAGGTTTGAGGGTAAAAACAACATCTAATAAGGATTTAATCCAAGCCTCAAACAACACATACCGTACAATAATGCGTAAGGAACTAATTCATCCAAGAGATGAGATAGTTTCACTGCAAATACAAAGAGCAGTCCGCAAAAATAGCGGGGAATCATGGAGAATTGCCCGTAAAGATAGTGGAATGGATATTGATGCAGCAGTTGCAACAGTATTGGCTACTTGGTTTGTAGCAACACAACAAAAACCACAGCAAATGGTATTTTAGAAGGAGAACACATGGGATTTGTAGATAAATTCGTAGAAAGATTAGGTTACGCAGTTGAAGTAACTGAACCATTTGTTCCAACCACGCAAAACCGTGCCATGACTGCACCTGCAAGAGAATCAATTGTTGTAAATGAATCAACAGCCCTTGCACTTGTTCCAGTCAGCAGAGCAGTTTCCGTTTTGGAAACAGCAATCATGAATATCCCTGTAGAAGTCTACAGAGGAAATGAACAAATTGCTACACCTGCTTGGCTTGAGTATCCAGATATTGAGAATAATGTTTCTCAATCTGAATGGCTTGGAACAACACTTTATAACATGGCGGTATTTGGAAATGCTTTCTGGTTAGTTCGTCGTGGCAACAGAGGCATTGTAAACATTACAAACATTCATCCAACAGAGATTTCTGTATTGACAGATGAGCGTGGAGTTGTTTATTACACAATTGGTGGCAATACATACTCAACAAGAGATATTGTTCACCTTAAATTATGGAAATCACCTTCAACATCTAAATTAATTGGTGAAGGTCCAATTCAAAGACACAGGTCTGTCTTGCGTTCAGCATTAGACTTACATAACTATGCTGACAATTGGTTCCGTACCGCAGCAGTTCCAACAGGAGCGCTAACAACATCAGAATTTCTCTCTGAGGATGTAGCAAAGTCTAACAAAGAGGCTTTCATTGCATCTCAGCAAGAGAGAAGTGTTGCTGTCCTATCTTCAGGATTAAAATATGAATCTATCTCATTAAATCCTGAGCAGGCACAGTTCTTAGAAAATCAAAAGTTCATCAATCGTCAAATCGCTTTGATGTTTGGTGTACCGCCAATGTATTTGTCCATGGCTATTGAAGGCCAGGGTATGACATATATCAATGGTAACGAAGATAGAGCAAGATTGTATGATGATGGCTTACAGCAATATATTGTAAGAATTCAGCAAGCAATCACAGACTTGCTTCCAAGAGGACAGAAGGCTGAGTTTAATTTAACTGAGTTCCTTCGTCCAAACCAGAATGCAAGATATAACGCCTATGCAACAGGTCTTTCAAGTGGCTTCCTAACAATTGACGAAGTTCGTGAAATGGAAGGCATGACTCCGCTTGACGAGCAACCCGCTCCAACAGCCGAAGAACCTATAGCATAGAATGGAGTAATGGAAATGGATAATTTAATCACACGCTCGTTTGAAATACGAGCAACAGACACAGAGAAGCGTGAAGTTTCTGGTGTGGCTGTTCCATTCAACGAAACAATTGATATTGGTGGAGGTTGGTCTGAGCGTTTTGAAAAAGGCGCTGTTGATTTAACTGCTGATGTTAAGTTGTTCCGTGATCATAACGAAATCATTGGCAAAGTAACAGAAATGCAAGAGTCTGATGAAGGCTTGCTTATCAAGGCTAAGATTTCAAGTACAACTCTTGGTGATGAAACACTTGAACTTGTAAAGGATGGAGCAATTCGTTCTTTCTCTGTTGGTTTCATTCCAGTAGTTGATGAAAAGAAAGAAAAAACAATCGTTCGTAAGAAGGTTGACCTCAAGGAAGTTTCTTTGGTGGCATTTCCTGCTTACGAAAATGCTGCGGTACTCGCAGTTAGAGAAGAAGTCAAGGAGGAAATAATGACTGAAAACACAGATTACTCTGCAGAAATTGCAGAAGTTCGTAATCACGCAGAAGAGTTAGAGCGTAGACTTGATGTACTCGCTACTGCACCAGCAGCAACAACTTCTGATATTAAGTTCCGTTCATTCGGACAATGGGTAAAGGGAATCGCATCAAACAACGAAGATGCAATCGCTTTACACCGTACATTTACAGGTGCAGACTCAGCAGATTCAATTATGAAGAATGCTTGGGTTTCTGACACTGTTCGTATTCTTAACGCTGGCCGTCCAACATACTCAGTATTCTCAACAGGTGCACTACCTGCTGATGGTATGAATGTTGAATATCCAAAGGTAAATACAAATACTCTTGATGTTGAAGAGCAGGCTGCTGAAGGCGATGCACTCGCTTACGGTAAGTTGACTCTAACATCTGCAACCGCTCCAATCAAGACCTACGGTGGATACACAGATATGTCCCGTCAGGTTGTAGAGCGCTCAAGCATCAACTATGTTGACACTGCATTCCGTGCAATGGTCGCTAAGTATGCTGCAACAACAAATGCTGCTGTTCGTGCAAAGTTAATTTCTGAAGCAGCAAACTTCAACACATCAGCACTTGGTGCTTGGACTGCAACAGAAATCATTGATTCACTTGCAGAAGCAGCAACTAAGGTAAACGGAGATACAGGTCTTCCTTTGGAATTCATCCTTGTATCATCTGATGTATTCCGCTTAATCGCTAAGACAGTTGACACATTGGATCGTCCAATCTTGTCAAATGTTGGTGCAACAAGCAACACATACGGTTCAATCAACCCAGTAGGTCTAACAGGAAACATCCTTGGTCTACCAGTTGTTGTTGACCCATCACTTGCAAATCTTTCATTCTACGCAGGTAACTCTGCAGCACTCACAAACTACGAGTCTGCTGGTGCACCTTTCCGTTTGAATGACGAAGAAATCACAACACTTACAAATTCCTTCTCTGTTTACGGATACCTTGGTATTGCTGTTCCAGAGCCAAAGGCACTTTGCGTAATTTCGTAATAATCTAAAGGAGTATGACTATGGACTGGACTGATTTGAAAGCATATGTAGGAGCATCAACGAATGATGATGCATATGTAGAAGAATGCTGGGATACAGCAAAGGATTTAGTTGCATCTTATATTAAGAGTGCAAAGATTCCTGCGTCTGTATTGAAGCGTTCCTATCTTGAAGTAGGCTCAGAACTATTCCAGCGTCGTAATGCACCACTGGGAGTGGCACAATATGCAACATATGATGGTGCTCCCCTAAATACTGCACGAGACCCTCTCGTTGGTGTGTATCCTTTGCTTAACCGTTATATGGTGAGGTTTGCATGAATATTGGGGCAGTAAGAGATGATTTAGAGTCTGCCATTATTCTTGGCGGTATATCTAAAGTCTACAAATACGTACCAGAAAGACCTAATCCACTTTGTGCGATTATGGAACCTGATACAGATTTCATTACAGTGTATGAAAATCAATATGATGCAGATTATGCAACTAATTGGAAAGTATTAGTACTTGTTCCATATGCAACTAATGAAACTGAAACAGAAAATCTTGATGATACATTAGATACTCTTATCCCAGCAATGTGGGAATACACCACAGCAAACCGTCTCACCGTAGACAAACCATTTATACAAGATGTAAATGGCGCAAGATTTCTTGCAACGAACATAAAAATTTCAATAGATATTGAAGGAGGAAATTAAAATGGCTCGTATTAAAGGCAAGTCTATAGTTTTTGAAGTCAATGGTACAGAATATGCAGGTGGAGTAAGCAATGTTGTTTTCTCATCAGCAGTAAATACCCTTGGTTTCGGAGATTACGAAGACTCACTTGATTTCACATGCGCTGTTACTGGATTCCAGGACACCGCAGCAGCATCATTTCACTCATTCCTGTTTGATAATCCAGGAGTGACAGTAAATCTATCCTACGCACCACACGGAAATGTAACACCATCTGCAGCACAACCATGGTTCACAGCCACAGGTTATGCAGAAGTTGTTCCAAACATTGGTGGCGCAGCAGGAGAATATTTCACATTTGATGTTAACTTTATTCTTGATGGTAAGCCAGCAAGAGTAGAATCGTTCTAATAAGGTAGCCATGGCAGAGGTTATATCTATTTCAGTTGAAGGAGAAGCCCAAGTAAAGGCTGCTCTTGATAAAGTTGAAAGAGATTTAACAGATAGATTAACTCTTAATAAAGAATTAAGCGAAAATCTATCAAAGAAAGCCTCTGCTATGGCTCCTCGTCTTACTGGTGCCCTTGCATCATCAGTAAAGGGCAATCCCAGCAATGAGAAAGCCCAAATATTGGCGGGAAGCAATTCAGTACCATATGCAGGAGTCCAAGAGTATGGATGGCCTCAAAGAAACATACAGGCTCAACCATATTTAAGGCCAGCAGTGTTTGACAATATGGAATACATTGTTGAGAAGTACAACAACTATATAGAATCAATCGTTAAGAAATATAATTTAGACTAATGGAGGCAGTAATGAACAACGATTTAATGTCCACACTTAAGTGGAAAGAATTAGCAGAAGTAGAAGCCTATTTGGATTTGCCAATGGATGAATGGCAAGATTGTCCATCTAAGGCAAAATTAGCATTCGCTATGCAATATATGATGGCAAAGCGGAATAACCCATCCCTTACAATAGAGGATGCAGAAGCAATGACAATTGAACAATTGTCTGAAGCATCAGGGGTCACAATGCAGGTCCCAAAAGAAGATACTTCAGCCTAAGTGCAATGGCTAAGTTCTGTGTAGCGATGAACTACACACCAGAACAATTCTGGGAACTTACCTTTGAAGAATACAACGCTTTGGTTGAAGAACTTAACAGGAGGAAGTAGTGGCACAACAGATAGTAATTGATATCGTTGCAGAGACCAAGAAACTTACTCAGGGCCTTGACGATACAAACAAACAGTTAGGTGGTCTTGATAAAAATGTTAAGGCTGCTGCAAAATCTGCTGCTGCTCTCGCTTCCGCCTTTGTTCTCAAGCAAGGCATTTCATTTTTAAAACAAGGTATTGACGAAGCCAAAGACGCTGCTGCAGCAATGAGGGCAGCCAATGCTACCTTTGGTGAAGGATCAGCAGCACTTAAAAAGATTACTGCAGATGCTGAAAAGTTTGGTAAAGAACTTGCAGTTGATAATGATGAGATTATTAAACTTGCAACTCAATTAGGTTCAAGATTACCTAAAGAAATACAAGCATCATCTGCAGAATTAGTTAAGATATTTAAAGATGTAGAGGCATTTACTG